TAGCTGGAGATAGTCAGAGGTTTCAGCTTGTTCATGCAGAATGTATTCATCCACTCGTCCAACCACATTTTGACCGTCAACTTTGAAGGCTTTTGATACGTGCCGTTATCAACATCGTGGAGGATAGCGGTCATTTTTTGCCGCACTTCTCGCTGCGTCTTTCCGTAAATGCTACGTCGAACAGGTTTCCCTGTTCCCGGATTGGCACCTAAGGAGATACGAGCTTCCCACGTACCGTCTTTTCTCTGGCGAATGCTTCCTGAGCCTGCGGCGTTTTTACTCTTTGCCATTTTCAGAACGAGCCTCCTTTTCCTTATTTGAAAAATCTCTTACGATTTCTTTGAACTTTTCACAAGCTAAGTACAAGTGATGTTCGGCCGCGTCCTCGGGTCTAATAAGTACTCCTCTGCCAGAACCATATATGGTTGCAAGCGCATCTTCATATTTGACCTCGTATTCAGGTGTAGAAGATGCTTGTGTGTCTTGAAAATTAGCCTCATGATTCTCAAGACATAATATGCCATTATAATAATCCCCGATTTGCATTAGAACATCCTTAAAGCGAGCATCTTGGAGTAGTTTATCCAACATATCCTTAGGATTGCCCGAACACTCCCTCATAGATACCCCTTTATAATGATCGGCATTTTTGATTGCTTCCACGGCTTTGTCAGACAAACCCGTGGCTTTTTTTATATCCGCCTCAGTTCTTGTGCGTTGGGGATATTCGCCCTTTAAATAACAATATTCACACTCAAAGATATCTGCCATCATACGAACAATATCATCACTCGGGATTTCATTTCCATTTTCCCATTTTGAAATTCTGGAATGATTCACATACAAACCTAATTTGCTTGCGAATTTTACTTGTGTCCATCCCTTTCTAAGTCGTTCGCTTCTTATGCGTTCCCCGATTGTATCTATACCTGTATTTTTGTGTTCAAAATCCGCAAATGTTCTCATTTTTGCACAATTCGCCTTTCTAAATTTAAAAAATGAGTTAAAATGTGTTACGCCAAGAACATTATACCATGTTACAATTATTTTGTCAACAGGCGACGACAATTTTTTTGAAGGGAGTGAGAAAGATGATTACTTCAAACGCTGAATTGCGCCGATTTCTAAAAGATAAAAACATTAAGCATTGGCAATTGGGAGTTCTCCTTGGTGTATCGGAATCTACCGTGTATCGTCTTATGAGAAATGAACTTTCAGTCGAAACCAAGGATAACATTATTCGTGTTGTCAATGCACATTTGGAATCTAAAGGAAAGGAGTAAGACATGGAGAAACTGACATATTCCGTAGAAGAGTTAGCCGGTGTTCTTGGAATTTCAACTGTAACCGCATATGAACTTACACGTCAAACAGGATTTCCGACTATCCGTGTTGGAAGAAGGATCATTGTCCCAATCAGCGGTTTAAATCGTTGGTTGGAGGAAAAGAGCCATGCTGATAAAACTGCTTTTGTCGGAGGAAACAAGGATGTGGGGTTCAGAGGAATATCATGAACACTACACATCAATTGGACTACGAAGGGAGTGCTGCTTATGGCTTGGATCAGCGTTGATACCGATGTGCGCGATCATCCCAAAACAAGACGTTTATCAAAATTATTACAATGTAGTCGCCATGAGGCAATAGGAATTCTTGTGCTACTTTGGCAGTGGGGACTAACCAATGCCACGCGAGAGGGAAAAATCTCCTGTGCTACAGCCGAGGATATTGCCATCGGCGTCATGTTTACATCAAAATCACCTCAACATCTTGTCGATGCTCTGATAACGGCAGGGTGGCTTGAACAGGAATCCGACGGCGACTACGTTCTCCACGATTGGAGTGAATGGCAAGACTATTGGTATAAAGCTATTGATAAGAGAAAAGCAAACGCAGAGAAAATAAAAAAATATCGAGAACAAAAAAGTGCCGAAAAATTGGCGCATTGTTTAGAGAATGGAACGCCAATTGACGATGTTGGTAATAATGGACTTGACAATAAAAATTCAACTGACGCCGAAAGCACTCCCTCTCAACAAGAACAAATTGGATCTTATTGCGACATAGATCAATCTGCAAATACACAAGTTGAAACAAAGAAAAAAAGAAATCAAGTGCTAGTTGATTATCAAAAAATTGTCGATCTGTTTCACTCTTTGTGTCCGTCGCTGCCAGGGGTGCGAAAAATATCTGATAGCAGAAAAAGAGCTATTGCAACTTTCTTAAAAAAATATTCCGCCGAGGAAATGCGATTGCTATTTGAAAAAGCAGAGCAAAGCTCCTTTCTTAAGGGGATCAACACAAACGGTTGGTCCGCTACTTTTGATTGGCTTATCAAAGATTCCAATGCCGCTAAGGTGATAGACGGAAACTATGATGATAGCAAACGGAGCTACAGTACTCCAAAGCCAAGTCAGCCGGATTATAGCGATACATCGAGATATACAAACATCAGAATGGAGTAAAAGTTATGGATAACGAAACAAAAGTATCATGGGATGAATGGGATACCGGAAGAAAATGCTCAGAATGCGGAAGACCTATTCTCAGAAGAAAATTAAAACAAGAATGCTCTTTTATGGGACTCCGTTTGGAAGCAGATATTGAGTGCCAATGCGTGTCCGAAAGAAAAGAGCGCATCAAAAGAGCAAACATTGAAAAAGGTCATAAAATCATTCGTGCTTCAATGCTCAAAAATACTGGCTTGCTGAGCAGATGGCAGACGAAAACCTTTGACAATTTCATTGTTCGCGGGGATCAGATTTCGGCATATGATCCTTGCAAAAGGTTTGCCGACACATTCTTTCTTGACACACACCAAAACGGTTTGATCCTTTGCGGAGCTGTTGGATGTGGGAAAACACATCTTGCAGCGGCAATCACAAATCAGATTGTTTCAAATGCTCCTATTGGCGATGCCGAGGCTGAACGCGTTGGTGAACAAGGCTATTATTCCGGCACCTATTCTCCCGTTCGTTTTACAAGCACCATTGATCTGCTATCAAACATTAAAGCAACGTACGGAAAAAAGGACGATGGTGAAAGTGAACGCGCAATTGTCCAAAAATATCAAAAAGCTCCGTTGGTAATTTTGGATGATTTAGGAGCGGAAAAGCCAACTGAATGGACCAAAGAACGTCTTTTTGAGATTGTGGATTATCGCTATTCCGAAGAACTCCCTATCATCGTTACCACCAATCGAACACCAAAAGAATTGATAGATTCTTTGGAAATGCGTACTTACGATCGAATCAAGGAAATGTGCGTATTGGTCAGCACAACTGCACCGTCACAGCGAAAAGAACCCAACAAAAAATTTTAAGCCTATAAGGCAGAAAGAGGTCTAACATGAACAACACCCCCGAACTCATTGAACAGGTCAAAGCCTCGCTTGTTAATTTGGAAACGCATAATTGCGATCTTCAGCAGCGAGCAAAAGATTTGGCAAAGGAAGCTCAAACGGCTATCGAACTCTATTTGGCAGACTTTGCTCAAAGAAAAGAAGCGGTCAAAAATAAGATTGCCAAACTGGAGCAGGAAATCTCTGCTATTACTATCAGCATTCGCAAATTGTATGCCAGTATTTCTGATACAGCCATGGCTGACAATTTTGATGCTATGAAAGCAGCTCGCGCAGAAGTGAAAAAGAAAGAAGCATGTAAGGCAGATTTGGAATTCCAATTGACAGCTATAAAGAACGGTCAGATTAAGGGTGATCCAAAGCTCTTGGCATCCGTCAAGGAAAAATACGAAGCATATTTGTTGGCAGACAAAGAGTTGGTTGCGAGCGTAGAAGAGTTGTGTCATTTTACATACGAATATGAAAACGCAATTGAATATTTGCGTGATCGTCGTAAATATGCAAGCTCCGGATATCCACCCAAAATCGAATCAGTTAACAGCTGCATCTGCATTTCCGTCAGTGATATCTGACAAATAAATTTCCCATTTCGGCAATCCCATTCTTGCACACAATCAAACAGTAACTTTACCTCCTTCGCAAAGTTAAAATGATAATGCGGAATGAGAGACGAGGGGCACGTGCTCACACTGTGTCCCTCATATTGCTAATGAAGCTGAAATTGAAAATGCAAATGGAATTGATTGTTTCTCTTTTCTTTGCTTCTTTCTTTTCTCTTTAATTACAAAAACCTAAGCATAACCTAACAAAAACCATATGGTTTTCAAAAAATCAAAAACAGGAGATAAATCAATGCAAATAAATATTTTCGATAGTTATTATCTGCAGGCGCTCGTAGAAGAGATTACGCCTCGTCAGACATTCTTCAAAGACAGATATTTTCCCACAGCTCCCGAGGACATCTTCGCCGCTGACAAGGTGTTGGCTGAGTATCAGAAGGGCGATCGTCAGATGGCTCCTATCGTAGCGCCCCGCGCCGGCGATATTGCCGTAGGTCGTACCGGCTACGAAATCCACGAAATTCAGCCTGCGTACATCGCGCTTTCCAGAATCCTATCTCTCGATGATCTCAGAAAGAGAGGCTTTGGTGATGCTCTTTATCATGAGGACACACCAGCCAAACGAGCAGCAAGAATTCAACTGAAAGATCTTGCGGAGCTTGATGCTCGTATCGTTCGTCGCGAGGAATGGATGGCAGTTCAAACAATGATCAACAACGGTTGCGATATGCAGGAGTATATTGACGCCAATACCAAGGGTGATTTGCTTCGTGTTCGTTACTACGATGGTGAGTTTTCCGAGCATGAGTACACTGTAGCTATTAAGTGGAACGCACCAGGCAATGATTTCTTTGGCGATGTTAAGAATATGTGCCGTTTGCTCTCCAATCGCGGTTTGCCTGCCGCTGATCTTGTACTTGGTTCCAATGTTGCCGATGCCATTCTTGAAATTGAGAAGGTTCGCAGACTTATAAATAAAGACAGTGGCATTTATATCGGTACAGTTGAGGAAGAACTCAGCGCATACGATGGTGTTGTTTATATGGGCACGCTCAACTTTGGTGGACATAAATTAAACCTCATTAGTGTCGACGAAAACTACGAGGATGAAAACGGCAACGAGCAGAAATATTTTCCTGCAAACGCTGCTATGCTAACCGCCCCCGGCTGTGGTCATATGATGTATGGTCAAATCACCCAGATCGACTATGGATCTGTTGATTATACCACCTATGCTGCCAAACGTGTACCCAAATTCATGGTCGATCAAGATAAGGATATTCGCAGGATTCGCCTTGGAACAAGACCTCTCGCGGCGCCTAAGCACTACTGCCCTTACATCTATGCAGCTAATGTGGTTGAATAAAAAATCACAGGAGGTTCAACAAAATGAATAAACCATTTGCTCCGATCAACATTCGCCGCGCTTGTTATGCTATGGTGAACGAAAGCGGGGATGTTGCTGAAATCACTATGTACGGGGACATCGTGGAAAGCCAACCGATAGATTGGTGGACAGGAGACCCTATCCCCGGCTCTTACATTATCCAGGATGAATTCCTCAAAGACCTCAATACCGTTGTTGCTTCGGGGTGTGAAAAGCTTGTGCTCCGTATGAACAGCTACGGCGGTGATGCAGGCGTTTCTATCGTTATTCACAATCGCATTCGCGAGCTTGCACAGAGCGGCGTTGAAACAAGCTGCATCGTTGACGGTGTAGCTATGTCGGGCGGCTCCTTGATTATGTGCGCTTGCGACAACGTAAAGGTAAATCCGTCAAGTCTTGTTATGATCCACAAGGCTTGGTGCAGGCTGTTCGGAGGCTACAATGCCGACGAACTCCGCAACCTCGCAGACCAAAACGATGCGTGGGATAAAGCACAGGTTTCCATTTACAGCAGAAAATGCAAGCTCTCTGACACGGTTATCTCTCATATGATGTCGGAAACGACATATATGACAGGCAAGGAAGCCGTAGAAAAAGGCTTTGCAGACGAACTGTTGGAGGACGCAGAGCCGCTTGAAATCGCGGCAAGCGCCGACAGAAAAGCTCTCTTTGTAAATGGTAGAACAATCCGCGTTCCTCATGAATGTACAATTCCCAAATCAATTGCAAGTGTGAATTCTAATAACAGTAACTTTGCACGTTTCGCATCGGCATCTTTTTCTCCAAATCAATATAAAAGTTATTCCATTAACGAAAAAAGACGGGCAGATGCAAAAGCATTAGTCAAAGCACTGTTAGGGAAAAAATAGAGTATGGTATCTACCATTGCTCTGTAAGAAAATATGCGTATCGTTGGCTATGATCATTCATAATCGGCGATACGCTTATTGAGCAATAAGGGAAAATAAATTATTACGCAAGTAGGTGCAAATGATTACGTATGAAGATGTCACAGAATTTTATTATTTTGGAAAATTGATTGAATGCTATGAGGAACGTATTAAAAAGCTCCAATCCTGCAATTGTTTAAGCGATATTGAAAAGGAACGCTTACAAGGGTATTATACACAGCTTACATGGTCCAGAACAAAGCAAGCGGAAATTCAAGCTTTTTTTGACAGTATTTCGGATAAATATCTAAAAGACATTTTTATGGAGCGCTGCGTTAAATTAAAATCGTGGCAATCTGTGGCATATAGAAGAAATTTAACAGCAGACTGTGTAAAAATGATGTGTCGAAGATATTTTAACAAGTATATAAAGGAGCAATCAATTAAAACGGGAGATTAGTATATGGCAGACGCAAAAGAATACAATATGCTATTCAAATTGAGCGCACAGCTGGGGCAAAATTTCAATGGTACGTTCAGCTCCGCTCAAAAGACACTTGCCGCAACGCAAAAGGAAATCCAATCGCTCAACAAGCTCCAATCGGATATTTCCTCTTACGTTAAGCAGCAACAATCGGTTGATGCGCTGAAAAACAAGCTCTCGGTGTATCAACAGCAATTACAAAACATTCAAACAGAATTGAAGGCATCGGGCGAGTACAACTCGGCTCTTGCAAATAAAGAGCTTGAATTAAAACAGCGCATCGAACAGACCGAGGCGGCAATAAACCAAAAAAGCCAAACCGTCTCGCATATGGGGGAGGCTCTGTCACAAGCCGGTGTCGACACCAGTAACCTTTCGGCTGAAGCCAAGAGGCTTGGGGACGAAATTTCGGATCTTCAAGCCAAAGAAGAAAAAGCGGCAGAAGAAGCACAGAGCTTTGGCGACGTTAGTTCAAACGCATTCGCTTTGGTAGGTGATGCGCTGATTTCTGCCGGCATTGCAAAAGGATTACAAGAAATTTACCAAGCCTACGGTGATTGTATCGTCGGCGCCGCATCGTTCGGTGATGAAATCGGTACCGTTTCTGT